CAAGGAGCTATCAGAAAAAGTTAAAGAACATATTTCGGTTAATCAAATCGACGTAAACGATTCGACAAATGATGAAAGCCCCCTAACCCCTGAAGGTGGAATTGATGATGCCCAGGAGGAAGTTATTCTTGAATTAGGACCTTCAGAAGAATTCAAACAAAAGCTTGCTGATTTTGATTTGGAAACAGAGAAATACAACAGCATCAAATCTTTTGCCGCTGAAGTTTCCAATGTCATTGAAGAGGATCCTGCAGATCAGAAGTCGGACACGCTGAAAGCTTTTGTTGCCGAGGCAAAAAAAAAGTTTGCCCAGGCTTAGAAAAACCCATTCGCGATCAATATTCGTTCCTGGACAAAGATGATTGTCCGGACGAGTTCAAAATATTGGTTGCCGATAAAATTTCAGCATTCCGGAAGTTTGAAAAACTGCACCCGGAGCTTTCAAAAAAAGCCAAGGCGGGAGCTGAAATAGCCTTTGAAACATTGGCCACAACAGTTCACAGTTTTGAGCTGAACAGGCAAATTTGGGAAGAGCTGGATTATTACGAGGAGCACGGCGAGGTTTTTGGGAAGCATCCAAAACTAAAAAAAATAAAACTGGAACAGGATATTTGTTTATACGACAGGTTCCAGGCGCTGAACCGAAGGAACAATCTTCGCACTTATATCTCAAGGGACCGCAGGGCATTGAAGAAAATGAAATCCGGAAAGGAAAAAGAAGCATTTGCGGCCGGGCTGCAACTCTTTATCCTGGAGAAGTATCTCCTTGAAACAAAATTTAAGCTAAATGGCGAACAACAGATATTTTGATATATCCAAACTGAAGGATCCTTCCCCCGCGAAGGGTCCCTCTCGCCACTTTGAAAGTAAATATCTACTGGCCCACTTTGAGAATGTGAATAAGCTGGAGGGACAACTGAAGCGCTTGCCAAGTGCTGAAGAATTCTTTTTCCTACAGACTAACAATTCGTTTAACGCCTTCACTTTCCTGCCCTTTGTTTGCAAATACGTGAAAGTGCGCAGGCTTTATGCCAGTACTTACAGTATTAGCCGGAAAGTGATCACGGCGTTAATGGAATTGCACAGCCGGGGTTTTGTGGACGAAATAACTCTTTTGATTAGTGATAGCATGGTAAAGCGAAACCCAATGACCATTGATGTGTTATTGAGCGTAGCAGCTGCAAATCCGAATCTTAAAGTGTTGTTCGGTTGGAACCATTCCAAAGTGTGCCTTTTAGAATCCTCCCCCTGCCCCTCCAAAGGAGGGGAGATAAATCATTTTGTAATAGAAGGATCCGGGAACTGGAGCGATAACGCAGCAATGGAACAATACACCTTTGCAAATTGCAAGGGTTTATATGATTTCAGGATGGATCTATTTGCGCCCGAAAGAGCCAGACAGGTTGCGACTGGAGGAAGTTTGAAAGTGATTAATTAAAAACAAAATAAGATGCCGTTTTACTTCGGAAAATCAGCAGATGGCTCTGACATACAGGAATTCCCTGGATTTCATGTTTCTCCAAATGGAAAATATTGGAGTACGGAACCTATAACTGAAGAGGAAGAAAAAGAAATGAAATTAAGTTTTGGAAAGCCTAAAATGACCAGGAGAGAAAGAAGAGCTCTTGAACGATTTAAAAACAAATAACAATGGACATTCAACAAACAAGCAACTACAATTTATTTACCACCATTACGGGAAACCGCATTATCAACAAAAAGAAAGTTGAGAAGTTGGTAGATGATATTAACAATGGATTGAACCTCCTTCCCTACTGCCCTATTATCGTTTATGAAGATGATAACGAGCTGAAGATCGTAGATGGCCAACATCGTTTTGAAACTTCCCAGAAGTTGAACCTTCCAGTTTATTACGTGGTATGTGATAAACTTGATTTGCGGCAAATTGCCAGGTTAAACAGCCGCAGCGATAAATGGAGTAACAAGGATTTTTTGGAGTGTTACATCAGCCTGGGGATTGAGGATTATAAGTTGCTTCAGGAATTCATCAAAGAATATGAAATGATTTATTCCGCGGCCATTGAACTATTGATGAATGGAAAAGTGAAAACCGGCAAGAATACCATGGAGATTTTTAGGGATGGAGAATTAAAGGTGAATCATCTGGAGGTTGCAAAGGAAATGGCATCCCTGGCTAGGGAAGTTTTCTTTCGCTATAAATTCAGGAATGACCGCTATATTATTCAGGCTGTGCAGGAATTAAAGGAAAAAGGCCTTTGTGATTTTGAAGTTTTGACACAAAAGATAGCAGCTACTCCAATGCTTATGAATCCGCAGGGAAGCGCTAAGGAATACATCTACAATATTGAGCGGGTATATAATCACAATAACCAAAAGCGGGTTGTAATATTTTAGATATGGAAACAGCTATAATTTTATTACTTATTGCGGGTGCTGCAAATATCATTTTCGCCTGGAGAGCATTTTATACAGGCCAAATAACCAGGAAGTTTTATAAAAAATTAAAAGGAAGTCGAGAAACAGAAAATAAGAGGGTAATAGAAATGTATGAGTACATAAAAACGAGAGCTGCTACTTTGAAAAATGTAAAAGACATGAATCCTCTTGAACCATTTCCTTTATGGGTGAATATCTGGGAAATACATCATATTCTTTCAATGTATCACAATGGAACCTTAGAAAAATTTTTAAAAGGACTTCACAATGGAAGTTATGATAGTTGGGGTTTTGACGCTGATGATTTTAAACTTCCGGAGTTTCCAGAAAAGGAAGATAATAATGACTTCCCTAATATTCCAGGGTCTAAACCCTCACCATAATGATTGAAGACGTACGACTTTCCCAGGAGGAATTTGAAAAGATAGAAGATTTGGCGGCTTGTAATTACACACCGGCACAAATAGCCAAGTACCTGGACATTCCGCCAGCCGATTTTTTGGCAGCTTTTCACAAGCCAAATCATTTGGTACGCTTTCATTATGACAAAGGTCAGCTGGTAGCCGATGCCAATATCAATATGAAAGCCCTGGAAACTGCCAAAGCCGGGAATCTCACCGCGATGCAGATCTATCAGAAAAACAGGGAAATGGTGACCCTTGAGAACCTTAAAAACCTGATCCTTTTTGGAGGGGAAAATTTTGAAGATGAAGCCCCTAATCCCTGAAGGGGGAATTAATCAGCTGTATGAAAAAAATAACCCAAAAATATATTGATCTCCAGGACGTAGATCTCGATACAATTTATGATTTTGTAGATAATGGCGATCGCAGTAAAGCACCTCGGGAAATTATAGATTACCTGGACCTTATGGATAAGGTACGGGGAATGAGCCTGAGAATTGACAGGTACGGCAGTAAAGATGCAATTGTAAACCATTTGATCAAAGTAGAGGGCTTAAGCCGTTACCTGGCAAATAAAGCCTACAATCAGTCAATGGAATATTTCTATGCAGATAGCGATATTTCAAAAGAAGCCTGGAGGAATATTTTGGCGCAGCGAATGGATAAGAATTATGCCATTGCCCAGCTGCTCGTTAAAGATGTTTCAGATGCCAAGAAAGTGAACGATATGATCAAGGATATGGGAATTGCTTTAGGGCTTCATCTTCCAGATCCGGAACCGGTACCTGAAGGAGCTTATCAAAGGCCTTCAAAAATTTATACACTCTCCATGGAGGATCTTGGAAAAGTACCGCAACCCAAGAAAGAGCTCAGGGAATTTATCATGAGCCTTCCAGACGTATCAGAAAAAGTAAAATTAATGGCGCTGCAGGAAGCTCTTCTGGAGCCAATAAAACTTTTCCCCCAAGAAAATGAAGATCCCCGAAAGTCTTAAAAACGATAAGTCCGCAGAATTGCGCTTTGGTACCTGGGCAAAACAAACCACAGATTTGGTCTCGCCAAAGGATCTAATTTTTATTGGTGGTCGTGGAACCGCAAAAACCAGTGATATAGTTGCAGAGCGCACAATAGATTTGGTTCACGATATGCCGCGGGCGTACACCGCGTTTGTGTGTGATACCTATGACAATGCAGTGAGGAACATTGCCCCTACAATGATTGAAGGCTGGCTGCGAAAAGGATGGAAAGAAGGCGTTCATTTTGTTACCGATGAAAGGCCGCCAAAAAGCTGGGATTTGCCCTACAAACCCCCAATGACTTTTAAGCATACTATTTCCACCTGGAACGGGCATTTCTTCAACATTGGTTCCCTGGCACAGCCAACATCCCTTGCGGGGAACTCTTATCAGCATTTTATAATAGATGAAGCCAAGAACTGCAAATTTGACAAATTAAAAAAGCTGTTTCCAGCGTTGCGCGGGGATTTCACCGCCTTTGGGCACTCCCCTTATTTCCTAGGGATGACCGTTACTACGGATATGCCAAGGATAGGAGATGGGGAACATGACTGGATGCTGAATTACGAGAAGGAAATGGACACCGAAAGGGTACTTGCTGCCCTGCAGGCGGGAATGGAATTAAGCGATATAAGGCTAAAATTGATCAGTGCCAGGAAGCAACGTAACAAAGCCCGGATCGACAGCCTTACCAACCGATATAAAATTTGGTACGAACTATGGGTACGTTCCCGGATGGATCTCACGATGTTCCTAACGGTTTCTACTTTTGCCAATGCAGAAATATTGCGAAAAAGCTATTTTGAAAATGCACTTATTTCCCTGGGGCCGGAAGAATTTAAAAGCGCCATTCTTTCTTTAAAGAGTGAACTAAAAGCCGGGGAAAAATTTTATATGAATTTGGGCGAACATCATTTTATAGATGATGGGATCTATTTAAAATACTACGAGCAATTCAGGTTAACCGACAAAATCAAAGAAAGCTCCCAGGCTTTAAAACATATCCAGCACGATAAACCTTTAGATTGCGGGATAGACTTTGGAAAGCAGTGCAGTATGGTGATGGGTCAGCAAAAAGGCAAGGATTACTATCTTTTAAAGAATATCCACACCCTTGCGCCCCAAAGCAGCAAGGAGCTCGCAAAACAGTTTATAGACTTCTTTGCCGGCCACAAAAGAAAAACCCTGAATATGTATTATGACCGTTCCGGGAACCAGTATAAAAGTCAGAAGCGGGATTGGGCCACAGAGATCAAGGATCATATTGAGAAATATGAAGGAGTTTCCACGAATTGGCACGTAAATTTAATGAGCAGGAACCAGCGTACCATCACCCAGGAAGAAGAATTTACATTTGCCAAGAAATTGTTTGGGGAATATTACCCCAATTTACCCAGGATAAAAATAGACAAACACCAATGTAAATTTTTAAAGAGCAGTTTGGAACTCGCAAAAATAAAGATGGGTAAAGACCGGAATGGATCCTCGATGCTTCAGAAAAATAAAGATTTGGAAAAAACCCTTCCCACGGATAAACTTCCATTGCATTCTACCAATTACAGTGATGCGTTCAAGTACCTTATTTACCGTCCGGAATGGGTTGAACTTGCAGACAAGAAGGTGCCGGCCGCGAATATAGATCCAGGGGTTTATTAAGATCCCCCTGGCCCGAAGGGGGAGTATCGATTTTTTTATTATATTTGGGATATGACTAAACAATTTCGCCTATGACCCCCGAAGCGCAAGCTTATATAAGAGCACTATTAAAAGAAGATTCCCGAAAATTTTTTGAAATAAATGAGGATTCCCAGAGGGGAATTACGAGTGCGGTGTTAAACGAAATCGCTTTAACGCCAGATGAAATAGATTATATTCGTTATTTTATAAAAAATGGTTCTCCAACACTGGTTATAGAATACAGACCGTATGAAATAGGGATTTCTTCAAAACCTTCTTCCATATTCATAGATGGTAAGGAAATTCCCGTAGGGATCAAATTAAATCTTCCAGGATCCATTTATGATGGTCAATGGACAGGCTCACCTATAGATGTTAGTTTTTCTGAATTAGATCTTAAACATGCAGCCTGGTCTTATTTTGATGAAACAGCTCTTTATAAAAAGCTACGGGAAACGGAAGTGGCAGAGAATTATGAAGAGTGTATCGAGATCCAGGAGTATGCAGAAAAAAAAGGTTGGGATTTAAAGAAAAAGAAATGAAAGAAAATTTTAAAGCTACCGGATCTCTGGTAGGTATGACTCCAGAAGAATTAAGCCAATTACCAAATCCACCTTGTGCAGAATGTTACGGCACGGGGTTATCTATAACTGATGAAGTTTGCGCGGTATGTTCAGGAATAGGATATCTTGAAAATAAAAAAACAGATATAAGGAATTAAATTGTTTTCAATTAAACGTAACTTCGCCAATTGAAAGATTTGAAATAAATATTATGGCAGATATTGTAGAAGAACAGAATGTAAATCCATCTTTTGAGGATTTTAAGAATGAAAATGGTATTACTTATTGGTGGGCATCAGACTTAATGAAAATGTTGGGCTATACGAATATGAAGGCTTTTCAAAAAGTTTTAGATAGAGCTACAAAAGCTTTGGTGTCTTTAAATATACCTCATTATGAAAATATTATTGTCAATCAGAGAGAAGTTGCAGGCCAAATAACACAAGATTTTAAACTTACCCGTTTTGCCTGCTATATTGCTGTAATGAACGGTGATCCCAAAAAACTTGAAGTTGCACAAGCTCAGTCATATTTTGCGCAACAGACACGTAAATTTGAATTATATATTCAGGATAATACTGAACTTGAAAGATTACTTATTCGTGAAGAATTAACGGAAGGAAATAAATCATTAGCGGCATCTGCTAAGCAGGCTGGAGTTACAAATTTTGCGAATTTTCATAACGCAGGTTATGTCGGAATGTATAATATGAAATCCTGGCAACTTGAAAAAAAACGTAGTTTAAAGAAGGGAAAGCTAATGGATAATATGGGGCGAACTGAACTTGCCGCAAACTTATTTAGATTAACACAAACTGAGGAAAGGATAAAAAATAAAAAAATTAAAGGTCAAAGTAAATTAGAGCAAACCCATTATTTAGTAGGAAAAGAAGTTAGAAAAATCATTATTGATAACGTTGGAAAACTTCCTGAAAATCTTCCACAAGAAAAACAATTACCTGATGTTCGAAAGGAATTGAAACAAGGTTATAAGAAAATGAATAAAGAGGATAAAAATTCCAAATAAAAAAAAGCTTTCCTGTGGTAAGGAAAGACCCAAGCAAATCGCCCGCCAGGGCGATTTTTTTTGGTAAAAAAAAACGGAGTTAAAATATGTTAACTCCGTTGGTACTTTTTAATTATTCTTTGGGGGTTCTTTCTGCTACCTGCGCATTGCTAAAAATGAAGCTTACTGGAAAAAATTTATCTTCCTCGGTTTCCCCTTCGGTGTTTTTCCCCTGCTCCTGTTCCTGTACTGCTTTAGGCCTTCCCCATACTAAAAAAGCATGTTCCCCTTTTTTGACGGCAAAGCCATCTTTAAGCCAACCTTTAAAAGTCTTAAATTCTTGGTGTTCTCCTTTCTTGTGGATGAAATTCACAATAATATCATTCACCTTCATTTCGTTTATTTCGTGTATCTCTGCATCGTTTTTGGCAGCGTGCAAAAGTTCTTCTTTGATCTCTGCGGCCTGATTCGATAAAGCTTTTAAAAACTCCCTTTTTTCCTGTATAGCCATAATTTCTAAATTTTTGAATTAATTATATTATTCCTTCGTCTGCGAAACTGAAGTATGCATTTGTTGTTACTATGATATGATCTAACATTTTAATATCAAGCGTTTCCCCTGCAGCCTTTAATTTTTGGGTTAATTTTTTATCGGCTTCGGAGGGGTTAATATTTCCGCTCGGGTGATTGTGCAAAGCGATAAAAGAAACTGCATTTGCTTTTAAAAGTTTTTGATATACTATGCGGATATCTACAAAGGTTCCAGCAATCCCACCTTCCGAAATTTGGGCAACTCCCAAAATATGGTTAGCCTGATTAAGTAGGATTATATTAAAACATTCGTGATGCTCGATATAATCTTTTGATATTTCAAGTCCAATTTTATAGGCGCAACTAGAACCATTTATTTTTTCACATTCCGAAAATATTTTCCCGAATTTGTAGGTAATTTCAACCTCTGCGATTTCAAAACGTGGTTTAAATCCCATCTTAAAATATGTATTCCGTTAAATCGCTTTCGGCTTGGTGTTCCTCAATAAACAGATTTGCAATTTCCTGCGCCCTGTTAAATGCTCTGGCTGCTTTGCGTTTAAAACAGTCATAATCTGAATAATTAAATACCTTTGAAAGTCCATGTGCATGTAGGATGGATTTCACTTGCTCACTAACAAGGAAAGGATTACTTTTGTTTGTGCGTTGTTTAGTCATGACGTGTAAATTTTGAATTAAAAACCCCTGGCCCGATGCGAACGGATCAGGGGTTTTATTGTTAATATTAAATTTGGAAATTGATAATTTGGTTTCCAGTTTCTTCTTTCAGTTGTGAAAGTTCGGTTTCTACAAATCCCAAAAGTTGGGAAATAGTAACGGGGTTACTAATTGTAAAATGATAGCCGTTGTTCGCTGTAAATTCCATCTTGGAAAGTGTACCGTCATTACTTGCATTGAAGTTTGTTAAGTCGTCTAACTTCCTGTCAATTTTTTGTTTCTTCTCTGCCAGTCTGTTAAAGGTTTCCAGTTTTTTAATCCGTGCATCTGCGGTCGGGTTTAAAATTTCGTCAATTTTTGAAGCTGACAATTTTACTTCTGCGCTGTTCACTTGTGGCGCAATTTCGATTTTTGCAGTTTCTTTTTTTACTGCGGTCTTTGTGCTTTTCATAACGTATAAATTTTGATGTTTAACTACCGTTAAAGATACGAAAAAGTCGTTAAATAAACGACTTTCAAGGCAAGTATTTTGCATTATTTTGCAAAAAAAACCATCTTTTTTCCCTCCCCTTCTTTAAAAAACAACATCAAAACGGCATCCGTTTAAAACCTCTTTTTTTAATTTGTTGAGAATCAGCATACAAACCCCTTGCAATTTTTTTGCAAAGGGGTTTGTATTACGGTTGACCCCGCCCCACTATGTCCCGTGTTTGCAATTGTAAAAGGTTAAAGCAAATGAGATATATGACTGCCTGCCCGCATCCCACTGATACCAAGTGTTTCCAGAGCAGACACCCAACCACTTATACATTAAATCCATTTCTTTGATGCCAACCAACCAACCAGATACAGGTTAATGCCAGTGTTTACAGCTGTTCGCGTGTGTCACACCTCCAACCATTGTATTGATATACACTTGTATAATGGATGCAACTACAATCAGTAAGCTTTATGCAGTTCTCAAGCGTATGCGTGAGTTGACCAAGGCGGGTGTTCCCTTTGACATTGAGTACTATTCCTATCAAGAGAGCAAAGGAGTAACCAACGGTTATAAGGTGGCTAAGGCTGTAGTACTACGGTCTGGACTCAGTAAGAAGTACAGTGAAAAGAGTGAAACCCTGGTTGCCTTCAAACAGGATAATGATAATAGGTTCTTTAACCTTCCGCTATTAATTAAATTCAATAATAAGTACATCAATGAATATTGAACGATATGGCGAGAACGCCTATGTTGAAACAGAAAACGCGGTATTCTCCTTCGAGGTAAGTGAGAACCCCAGAGACTTTGAGCAATCCAGGAAGGCACGTGCCGAGGATTCCCTTAACTGGTCCAACTCTCCACAGATTAATCACATTGGTGCCTGGAGGATATTGCCTTATGGTGATAACAATGATCTACCTAATATTATTAAGAATACAGTACAGAATAACTCTATTGTACCTGGTATATTAAAGAAGAAGACTGGTATGTTATGGGGCAAAGGCCCTAAGCTATATAAGGAATCCTTTGATGATGCGTTTAACCTGGTACGTGAATGGCAGGATGATGAAGAGATACAGGATTGGCTGGACTCTTGGGATGCCGAGGCTTATCTTACTGCTGCCTGTGTAGACTTCAACCATATCGAGGGGGTGTTCACAAAGTTCTACCTATCCAAAGGTGGACGTATTGGCCAGCCCAAGATTGCGAAGCTGGAGCACGCTGGTGTAGATAGGAGCCGTCTGGCCGTTCCTTTGAATACCAAGGAGGTTAAACCTTCCCACGTAATCGTGAACGATTGGTTCCTCACCCACCTGGATCACCTCACAGATTTTAAAGTCTATCCAATCTTTGATTTTACCCAACCATTCCAAAGCCGAAATAGCATCTACTACTCCAATATGTACAGCTTCTGTACCGATTACTATACAGTTCCGGACATCTATGGCTCCTTGGAGTGGATAAGAAGATCCACTGCAGTGCCTTTGATACTGAAAGCCCTCTCCAAGAATTCCATTAATGTGAAGTATCATATCACATCCCCGCGGGAATTTTGGAACCAAAAGAAAGCAGTGATAATAGAAAACTGTACCCGGTTGGATATTGAGTATAAAGATTCTATGCTTGTTGAATACCAATCAGAATTCCTGCGCAAGATTGCCAAGGTCCTTTCCGGGGAATCCAATTCAGGAAAATTCTGGCATACCGTGAGCGATCTTGTTATAGACGGTGGGAGCCTTAAAGAAGTTGGATGGACCATCAAACCAATAGACCAGAATATAAAAGACTTTGCCGAAACCCAGATCAAGATAGGTGAGCGTGCCGACCGTGCTACAGCAGCTGGTGTTGGTGTTCATAGCGCAATTGGCGGAACAGGGAAGGATGGCAGCAGTGATTCAGGCAGTGAGCAGCTGTACGCGCTTCAAAATTATATGATGACAGGTATTGACATTCCCGAAATGATCGTGATGAAAGCGGTCAACTATGCCATAAAAGCCAATTTTCCCAAAAAGAAACTGAAGCTTGGTTTCTATCATACCACCGCAACCAGGGAACAGGATAAATCAGTGAACGACCGTTCCAAAAATCAAAAAATATGAAGTTAATATTCAAAGAGGATTCATCAGAAATGAATGACCTGTTGGGTTTTGTAGATGCTGATCTTGAAATTAAAAAGATCCGCAGTGAACTGTACACGGCAACCAGTGAGATCATAGCGCTTATTGGCCAGCCGGTGTATGATCATATACTTGGCCTGTATGAGGCTGATCCAATAGCCACGAAGACCGCCTTTCTTGTTTACAGCCTTCAGTATCCTATAGCCGTGAATGCATACCGGCTTTTTGCGCCTTCCGGAGATCTTGCGCATACCAATAACGGAAGGAAAATGCGCAATAATGAATCCTCAGAAAAATCGGCGTTTGAGTGGATGATCAACCGGGATAATGATGCCCTGGAGAAACGCTATTACAAAGCCCTGGACACCTTGCTTGATCATCTGGACCAAACCAATCCAACCATTATCGCCGCCACTCTGGATCCTGAGGCTGCCGCCGTGAAGTGGCAGGACACAGCAGCGTATCAAAAAACACACAAACTCTTTGTGCGTACTGTTGCCGATTTTGAAGAATCCTTCTCTATCCATTCCCGATTATTGCTGTTGAAGCTCCAACCGGGATTGAACCAATGTGAGCGTGATGAGATACTTC